GCGCCACCACCTCGGGGTTATTCGACGCTCCGGCATACTCGCCGAACAGGCCTAACGTGGGACCGTAGGCAATGCCGCCGTCGGCGAATTTTGGCACGGACTGGCCTATGGAAGCCACAACAGAGGCCGCGCCCCCGGCGAACACAGAGCCGAGCGCGAACCCTGCAAAGGGGATGCTTGCATGGGCGGCGTAGAATGCGGCGGCGGCAACTTCGAGGTAGCTGGCGGCGGCTTCCTTGTTGGCGGCTATCACGGGCAGCTGGGCCTCGGCGGCGACAGGCGCAAGAGCCATGTTCGCGAGCTGAGCACCTGTCGACACGAGCTGTGCGGCGGCCTTCTCCTTTTCCGATTTAGCGCTGTCCTGCGACAGACCGCCAATGCCCTCGCGAAGTTGGTTTATGGTGGATATGACACTCGTTACCCCGTCGAATATCTGCAGCAATCCGTTGATCACACCCTGCACTTTTTTCCACGTGTTTTCACTCTCCTCCATCGCATTGTCAATGCTTTCTATGCCGCCGGCTATGCCCTGGATACCATCCCATCCCTGACGTATCGCTGCGAAAGTGTCGATGCTGTCGCGGCGCCACTTTTCGTATGTGGCTATGAGGCTCTCGATTTCGGCGCGCTGCGTTTCAGTCACGGGGTTCTCCATGTCGGCCAACCTTTCGCGCAGGTCGTTTATCTTTCTCGTGACTTCGTCGAAACCCATGCCGCGCACGCGTATCTTATATTCTTTTTTGCTGAGCTCGTTTATCTTCGATGCCTCGCGTAGCATTTCAGGCAGTTCCGCGCCGAACGACCTCGCGTCTTTCATGCGCTGCAGCTGCTCGATGGCGCGCTGGGCCTTTTCTATGTCGTCAGACGACGAATACGTGTCCTGCCTGCTGCGCCAGTAGCTCATGGCCTTGTCGATGTCGCGGTTGTTTTTCAGGGACGCCATGTCGGGCGGCGTGGCCAGTGCGGCGTCGAACTCCTCAAACTTACGCACCAACTTGTCAAGTTCCTCTCTGCGCTTTATGAGGTCGGACTTCTGTTCCGCGCCTGCCTTTTGAAACAGTTCGTTGTTGTAGGCTATCTCCTCGTTGAGCTGCTCCCATGTCTTGATTTCCTCAAGCATCAAAGGCACATGCTCTTTCTTTTTCTCATCGATGCCGAGCGCCTCGCGCGAGACTTTGATATGCTCGCGCGCCACGGCGAGTTTTTCGCTGAGGGTCTTTATGCGGTCTTGGTCCGTTTCGTCGACTGCATGCAATGCCTCTACAAGGTAGCGCTCATTGTTCAGCCAGTCATTGAGTGATTTTGCGTTCTCTTTGTATTTGAGCGACTTATTTCCCCCGTCGCCGCCTTTGCCGCCGCCTTTGCCACCGCCGTCAAATTTTATTTCCGCCATTTCGGCGAATACGCTCTGCAGCTCCTCCTGCAGCGTACCGCGTTTCTTTTCCAGGCCTTCATATATGGCGGACCTGATTTCGCCCTTTTCTGGCATCTCGAATTCGGGTTTGGCCACCACTGCGAACGGCTGCTCGAAATCCGTGCCTTCGGTGGCTTCCTGTATGAGACGCCGCGGGTCGGAGAGGCGGCCGAGTTTCGTGGGGTCCAAAAGCTCGTGTGGCGGCACGGATGCGTTTTTAAGGTCGCGTCGGTCGGACGCTGGCTTCTGCTCCGGGATATTCGCAGCCGGCGGCTGAGGCTTGCCGTCGGGGTCATTTTCTTTACTCTCATAGTTCCTTATTATTAATGAGTTCAATTCTTTTTCCCTTTTTGTGAAGCTCCTTTGAGCTTCTCGGTCGGGAGAACCGTTTTTCGTGCAAGTACACACTGCGGACACGAGGGAACATAAGGCAAGAGTGGAGGCGATGACTGCGACCGGGATACACATTTTTGAGGCACGAAAAAATGTGGAGGCTCACGGGCGCAGTCATCGCCGGAAAGCGTAGCGGCTCTTGCCGTTGCTCCCGTCCGCAGTATCTTCGCACCGAAAAACCTCTACGACCCGGAAGCGCAAAGCGATGCAATCAGAAAATGCTGTACTTGTAACTAAATAACGGCAAATCATTTGGAGATTTGCCGTTATTTAGTTAACTTTGCACTTGATATACAAAGACTCCAATGACAGAGACACGCACTGCCATACTCACGTTTGCCGAGAATCGGGATAGCTTCCGGTTCGCCGAACTGTTGTCGTATCTCAACGGACTGTTTGAGATTTCGAAGGTCACGCTCTCCTGGTATCTCAGGGAAATGATCAACGACAATATTATCTTCAAGCTTGGCCGTGGCATATATACGGCTCACAAGGTGCATACATCGGAATACACGCCACGCCTGAGGACCAGGGCTGTGAAAGTTGGCAAAATTATCGCCCGTAAGTTTCCATTTGTCTCGGTCAGCGTACTCGATGGTCAGGTCTTTGCTGATTTCCAGCATCATATTTCCTCCAACAATATAATATATGTGGAAGTGGACCGCGATGCTATGGAGTCAGTCTTTCATACCCTGAAACAGGAAGGACATACCGCGTATCTCAATCCGTCGAAAGATTTTGTATATGAAAACATCGACTTGTCGAAGGAGGCTGTGATTGTAAAGCCTTTGATTTCCGAATCCCCACTTTTGGACTTCAAGGGAGTCAAGACTCCGCGTCTGGAGAAAATTCTTGTTGATATCTATTGTGACGATGACTTGGACTATCTTCATGGCAACGAGTGGAGCCGGATGTTCGACAACGCTCTTTCGATGTATTCAGTCAACCGAACCGCAATGCTGCGATATGCCTCGCGACGCAATGCCAAACCGGCCATAGAGAAGGCCATAGAAAACTTGGGAACCCACAATGATTAAACCACACTGTTTCGGCAAGGACTGGTTTCAGTCAATGTCGAAGAAATACCGTTACAACGACCTCGGCATTATCGAAAAAGTCATCAGGGCCTTTGCTCTCCTCGACCTTTTGGCCCGCTCAGGCTGCCCTTATATCTTCAAGGGTGGCACATGCGTCGGTCTGATACTCGGCGACAAGACACGCCGACTTTCAATCGACATTGACATTATCTGTCCTCCCGGTACAAATGTCGAAGAATATCTTGACCGCATAAGCGAGTTCGGTTTTACAAGGAAAGAACTGGTGGAACGCCGTCAGGCCGGAAAAGATATTCCAAAGAGCCACTCCAAGTTCTTCTATCAGATAGCCTATACCGACCGTTCAAACCAGGAGTCATATATCCTGCTTGACGTTTTGTATGAGGACACACATTATCAGCAGGTGAATGAGATAGAGGTCATCAACCAGTTTATCGAGCTTGATTCCGAGCCGTCGATTGTAATGGTTCCATCCATAGGCGATATTCTCGGCGACAAGCTGACGGCATTCGCTCCCAACACCACCGGCATACCTTATTATAAGAATGGCAACTCCCGTGGCACCGAAATCATGAAGCAGGTCTATGACATAGGTCGTCTGTTCGATGCAGTCGAAGATCTGGTGCTGACAGCCAAATCGTTCGGTCGCATTGCTTTGGTAGAACTTGGCTATCGTGGTCTTGGTGCTGACCCGTCGGTAATCTACGAGGATATACGGCAGACTGCTCTTCTCCTTGCTACGCGAGGATTGGAGGGGAAAGGCGACTTCCCGTTGTTGCAGGACGGCATCAAGCGACTCGGAAACTTCATCTATGAGAACAAATACTTCATAGAAGATGCGATTGTCGATTCGGCAAAGGCTGCTTATGTCGCCACCTGCATAGAAAAGGGACAGTCAGAGTTATTGAAGTTCGACTTATCCAGGCTTACTGCCGAAATGAATATCGACAGGAAGCTGCCGGTTAAACTCAATAAATTAAAGAAGACACGTCCGGAAGCATTCTATTATTGGTATCTAATTGACCAGATTCTATAGAACAAACAACACACATACTAAATAATGGCAAATATAGTCTGTATTTGCCGTTGTTTAGTTTTTTTTGATGATATAAGATTATGATTAAAGAGACACGGCTGTCGCCGGAAATGGTTGACGCTCTGGAGCAAGCTATTCGCGAGGCTGTGCAGGAACGCATAGACACCGACCCTGATGTTGCCGACTGCTATCTACGCATCATCCCGGACAACTGGCATGTCCAAGTGATGTATATCGAGGAAAGCAATCTCACCGCTCCCAACCGTGATGTGGCGTTGCTCAACCTCATGTACGACCTTAAAGATTCATACGGCGGCGATGAAATCTGGGTTCTCAATGATGAAGCCATCCATGACCTCGCACAATCATACGGGGAAATGATAGAAATAGATTTATGTATGAATTAATCGCAGTCTATTTGCATAAATTAACATTGGAGTGCAAGAATCCTGCACCCTTGACTGCTAATTTTGCGGTCAAACAATAAATCATACATCATCAAATTATCAAATTTACTTCGATATGGCAATTATAATCATGTTACTGGTTCTTCCATGCTGGCTTTTGCAAGCTCTCAAAGATGGAGGGGATATTTAGTAGTGATTTCAGAAATAAGCCTTTACGCACGATTTTTTAAGGCTTATGGCACCGCTTATCTCCGAAATTTTTGTTAACTTTGCATTCCAAGCAACGGAATATCTGAGAAATGACCAGTCAACACAATACAAAGACATAAGGCGAGAGCCGAGAAAACTTTGAGAACCCCTTCGTAGTCGTTACGGGCTTTGGTCGGCCTTCAGATGCTACGGTGGAGTTTTCTTTTTATAATGAACCAACAAATCGCATGAAAGCGACTGACCGAAATAAACTGATTGACCGAATCAAGACCTTGGAGGGCTTGACCGATGATGAACGCTCGGCGCTGCTCGGGCTTCTCAACGAGACAAAGACCTACGGTCTTGTTTGGGAGGACAAACCGGAAGAGGTGGAGGAGCGTCTGCGCACTGAGCTGCCTGTACTGAAAGAGGTAAAGAGTCGCGCCATTCTCTCCGATAATGCCGATGCTCCCAACCATATCCTTATAGAGGGAGATAACCTCGAAGCCCTGACCACTCTCGCCTATACCCATGAGGGCAAAATTGATGTTATCTATATAGATCCCCCTTACAACACCGGCAACAAGGACTTTATCTATAACGACTCGTATGTAGATAGTGAAGATAGTTATCGCCATTCCAAGTGGCTCTCCTTTATGTCGCGCCGCCTTCGTATAGCAAAAAGACTTCTTTCTGACCGAGGTGTCAGCGATGACTTTGCCTTTGAAGTAGGCACGTCCATATATCATCATCTTCTTTGATATACGGAAGAGCTTGTCTTCTGTTTCCTCAAAGTCCTTGGCTTTTCCCTGCTTGCTCTTTTGGTCACTGAAGAAAACGAACTCGATGACCTTGGCGTTGAGCCGCCATGCAGGAGAATAGTCGAGTTTGACGTAGCCTCGGGTCACTCTTAAACCGTGGCTATGGTTCATGCCGAACGCTACCTCGAACAGATTCGCGTCACAGTCGTTCTGGGCTATGGTAGCCCATGTGTGACGGAACGTATAGCCGCTGTATTTCTTGTCCTTGTCGGTTATGCCCATATCCGTACAAATCTTCTTTATTCCGGAATTGACGTTGGCATTGAAGCTGTCGGAATCGCAGTATCGCTGATGGAAGATGAAGAGATATTCGTCATCTTCTCCGGCGAGATACTTGTCGAATATAGGCTGGATGAACGGTTCGACGCGCATTTCCATATACGCCTCGTCGGAACGACTGTGGCGGGTCTTTGCTCGCTTGTAATGAAGGATGCCGTTGTAGTAGTCGACCTTCTTCATGTTGTAGAGATCAACTGTGTTGATGCCGCCGAGGCAAAGTACAAGTTTCGCCACGTCACGTCCGAACTCCGGCAGAGGGGACAGCATTTTTGATTTTGGCAGAGGACGGTTGAAGAACTCTCGACATTCCTCGGCACTGATTGCCTTTTGTTCAGCCTTGTCAGCCTTTGGGATGGAGACTTTCAACCATGGATTGAACTTGATACGGATTATCCCTTTCTCCTCATCGTTCAGTTCAAGGATAGCCGCCTTGAATATTTGACGGATGCAGACGGGGTACATTTCCTTGCAACGCGCCTTGTTCATGAGCGACTTTATCCACTTCTGGAGTACTGTTGAAGAAAGGAACGAAAACATGATTTGGTTGGTGCCGAGGTATCGTTCCAGACTCTGCACAGCCATCTTGTAGTTCTTGGCGTTGCGCTCGTGACCTGAATTGATCATTCGGTTGATGTGGAGCTTCGCGTAGTCTGTGAAACTCGCATCGCTCTCTTTCGTCTGTAGGAATGACACAACTTCCTGAACAGTCCAGATAGACGTATCCTGAAGATTGAGACGACGTGTATAGTCGGAGATGAGCTGAGTACAGTAGCGTAGTACTTCGTTGTCGCGAATTTCCTTGGTCTTGGTCACCGAGGAGGGTGCGACTAGTTTGTCGGTTTTGATATACCCGGGTTTTCTGTTTTGTATGACCCGGATGTAGACGGGATAGTACCCGTCTGAGCGTTGCTTCTGAACGCATGGTCTTAGGGTTGCCATAACTCTCTTGTTTGATATATGATTAATATTTGATGCCTGTGGGCTTTTTTTTATTAATCAGAGATTTACGGCTGATTAAACGCTCTAAACATCGCTCTAAACACGCTCTAAGCAGAGGGGGTAAAAAGTCTAAGCAATTTCTAAACATTTCCGTTCAAACTGCTCGGAAAGCGTGTCGGAATGAGCGAGAGGTCTAAGAGTAAATTAGGCCGTAACCCCTGCAAAGCAAGGTGTTACGACCTAATTATCTGGTTTCAGTTACTAAGGATTAATCCTCGATGGCAGCCTGCGCCGCACAATCTATTGGCTTGTTGTGAGTTACTTGGCGATTTGCGGACGACAATGGGACATCACCCGATTTTGCGCATTCTTCAACGAGGAAATAGTATATTCCAACTGCATACTCGTTGGCGAACGACATTGCCCACTCGCTGTATTTCTGCTCGATGCCGGTCTTGGGGTCTGCGTAGTCGCTCTCCCACAAGTCGGCAAGGTCGGCATATACTTCCTCCGGGTTGTTTCCCAAAGCATCTACGACTTCCGTAGGATAGTCGGAGATTAAGCCCTGCTTCCAATCGCCAAACTCGGAGCCGGGATTGAGTAGCAGATACTCAAAAGCTGCGGCTTTAAGCTCGTCCAACAAAGAGCCGGTTTCACTGTATTGTAATTCTTCGTTCATGTTCCTATCTCTAAATATACCCATTTTAGCCTCTCTGACGCGCTGCAATCGCTTTCACCGTATTGGTGTGGGTAGTTCGTCATTTCAACAAACAAAAGCGGCCTGTCGCGCTTATTTGGCCTGTCGGGTTTATTCTGTTTTTACTACGTTGCGCTCCATGATTGCTGAGAGATGACGGTATGCGTCATCGTCAATACATCGTGGGCAAAAATCATACTCATTGGCGGAATATCCAGTATAGCGTGTGAGTTCACAGGTATCCATGAAAGACACCCCTTGCATATTCGCCATGCGCTCTTCTTTTGTTTTTGGGTTGTCAGCCAAATTGGACGCACATTGCCGGTCTATGTGAATTGTGCCGAAACAATCAACATAGACGTATTGCCCAATTTCATGCTGCTTGCTATTGGAGCAAGACATCATAAGTAGTGATACTATGATGAACAACCATTTCATTTCTGTTCAAGTAGGTTGAGAAGTCGGTCTATCTGCTCTTGTGATTTGGACACAATCTTTCTCTGCTCGGCAATTTCAGCAAGCATCTTGTTAAATGCTTCAACGGGGATACTATCTCCGTTCTGTACTGTCGCATCACCTGTGCCGGAGAAGTTGTTCACTTCACCCTCTACCGTCTGCTGAATAACAGGTGTATCCTGCATCCATTGTTCAACGGCCTCATCGCCGTAGCGACTACGGAGCTTAGAGATTACTTCATCGGTTATTTGTTTCTTCCCTTTTTCGAGTTCAGATATGTAGCCTTGAGCTATTCCTATCTCTGAGGAAAGCTGAACTTGGCTTAAACCAAGCGACTGCCTGAGAACCCGTAAGTTGAGATATTTTGCCATATATTGTTAATTAAAGTTAAACTTCGCGAGATTATTAGAGATATTTTTGCTATATCGCAAAATTATAGCTAACTTTGCGACGTTATCTCAGAGATATAGCATTGCAACTCGCTGAGTTTAAGCGCAAATTTACTAAATATTATGCAGAAAACCAAAGAAATTACATCGCAAAATCAGTATCTCGTCAGACGTGTATCTCTGACAGATAGCATCAAGAGCATTCCCTCCGGAGTGACCGTGACTTTTGATTGTCGCGAAGCCGGTTCTATGGCGAGTGCTAAATCAGCCGTCAGCCGCCTCAACAAAGCGGCAGGACGCGAGGAGTACAAAGTAACATCAACTGACAACGGTGTGACTTACGAGGTCGCCCACAACTAAGAAGATTATGAAACGCTATTGGTTTGCCTTAATGAATGATGCTTATGAAGATTTGGGAGTGTCTATTCCCGATGGTTCAAGCAAGACTACGGCTGTCAATCGTGCAAAGCGTTGGATGCAGGAAAACGGAGTTAAGTATGCACAGTTACAAGTGAACAGTATGCGCACTAACAATCTTCTCGAATTTATCGACATCAATCTTTAACAACATCAATCATGAAAAAAGTAACTATCACTCTCACACTCGTGGCCGTGCTTCTGACTGGTTGCAAATCTAATAAGGTCGCTCTCGAACATCTCTGCGCCGATGTATCGTGGTCGGCATTCTGTGCCGCTCGTGGCTACGACATTAACGACAATACCTATCAAGCCACCAATGAGTATCTCGATACTTGGTGTGGCTCTGTAGACGAGGAGGAGGCATTTATCAACGCAGGTGTAGAACACTATTAAATCTCAGACAATGAATAAGACAATCTCAATAATCCGTATCGCAATACTCTGCGTACTTGGCGGTTTGGCTATGAAATTCCTCTTTGGCGAGGAGCAGGACGAGGCTACATTTGACTTCCTCCTCCATGTGTTTGTTGATAAGGCTCTCGCTGTAGCAATGTTCTACTACGTTGGTCGCCTCTACAAGAGGTGGAGCAAAGTAGACCCTTGGCTGAAAGCCTACGATAAGATGTGCGATGAAGTAATGGATAATCCCAATCCGTCACAGCTCTAAATCTCGGTATGCCTCCAACAGTTCACATACAGTTTTCGGACAGGCTCGTCAGCTATGAAACATTCATGTCTGACCTCTCGGCAAGAGTGGTACGAATGATGAAAAGCGATGCGGCCGACCCGGAATACATATCACAGCGCACGGCATACAGCATATTCGGGCGCCGCAATGTAGACCGTTGGAAGCGAAACGGAAAAATCCAACCCTACAAGCGTCCGGGCAAAATAGAGTATCGCATGGCCGACCTCCGGCTTCTTCAGAGAACAGAACAGGATTACCTCAACAAATAAACTCCAACATTATGGACTACGCAATATACAAAACGCGTGACGGCAAGAACCCTCGCATCATTCATCGCTTCACACAGGAGGCTTGCAACCACCGGGCGAAAAGAGCAGCAACAGTAAAGCTGCATGAAATGTGGGTACATGTAATCAATAGAGGCTTCCCCAATGCCGAGGGTGGCACAAGTGGAGAGTTTTCCTACGACTACCCGACAAGCACTAACACATCAGAACGAATACGCTTCTACATAGCGAAAATGTAAAGGTTCAGCCTCTCGGTGTGACGGTCGCACTACAGATTTTGGTCCTGTCGGAGAGGGTTCGAGTCCCTCAGAGGCTACAAGTAGCGGTAGTTGCTACATGATTGATAACCCGGAGGCTGCGCAGTCAGTCTAACCACAGCTCTCAGCGTGGCCTCCATTTTTTCAATCAAGCAATCCGCAAATGTTTAACAATTTAACTCCATCAATCATGGGCAACCTACAAATGACGGTTGAAGAAATCAACCAACTCAAGCCGCTCGAAATCGTTGAGCATCCTATCGTGCGTGAACGTTTCACGCAAATCTACGAAACTCTTTGGGGTAACGGTGAAGCCGCTTATCAGCGTGAGAGTATCTACTTCAACAAGGCTCTCCGCGACAACGACAAGGGCAAACTGCAACGCGCTACACAGTTCAGCATCTTCACGGCATTCATCGACCTTGCCGTGTGTGGACTCTCTCTTGAACCCGGCACACGCGCACTCGCATACCTCATGGGGCGCAACGTGAATGTTGGCACTAAAGAAAAAGCTCAATGGGAGGGGCGTTGCGTCCTCACAGTGTCGGCCTATGGCGAACTTGTGATGCGTACTCGTGCCGGCCAAATACGTCATGCCGATAATCCTGTACTCGTTTACGACAATGACGGCTTCTCATTCAATGACGTGGACGGTCGCAAATCTGTGTCTTATACCTGCAACCTGCCTCACACCGGCCACAATATCACCGCTTGCTACCTGCGTATCACTCGCGCCGATGGCTCAATCGACTACTCGGTAATGTTCCCCGAAGATTGGTGCCGCCTTGCCGGTTATTCACAGAAGCAGAACCGAGGTGTCGCCAACGAACTCTACGGCATGGACGCTAACGGCATTGTCCACATCGACCCCGGCTTCCTCATGGCCAAGTGCATCAAACACGCTTTCAAGTCCTATCCGAAAGTGCGCATCGGTCGTGGCACCGAACTCCAATCACAGCAGGTAGACGAACCGGCACAACTCTCCGATGAGGAAATCTACGGAGTAGACCCCGATACCGGCGAAGTCCTCGATAATGCTCCCGAACCTGCGCCTCAGCCATTCGGTAACAACGAGCCTCCACAGGGCGTAACTGTAAACACCGATGATGAGGAAGGCTTCTGAAAGCAACATCAAGCCTTACAGTGGGTGTCCGCTTGTGCGTAACACTCTCAACGGACACTACTGCACTCGGCTTGGTATCATCACCGAATACGCTAAAACAAAACCGTGTAACCCATAAATACATCAATCATGGCAGATAACACCCAAGCATTAACAATCTTCGAGCAGAAAAACGTGCAGACCCTTGCCGAACTCGCTCCACAGTCGTACCGCGAGAACCAATTATCTCATACCCGGTGCCTCGAAGTAGGCAGTGCCCTGTTGCTCCAGGTAAAAAAGGAGGGCATGACAGACGCTCTCGATATAGAGATAGCCAAGTTCATCGAAAAAGCAAAGCTGACCGTCAAGAAGATGAACGGCAAGCGCACACCTGTTACGCAACTCTTTGACCAAATCCGTAAGGTCTATACCTCAATGGAGAATGACGTAGACCCCTCCAAAGCTGACTCTATCCCTAACCAACTGCAAGCGTACCGCAATGCCTATGCTAAGAAAAAGCATGAGGAGGAGGAGCGCCGCCGCCGTGAGGAGGCCGCTCGACAGGCAAAGGAGAATGCCAAAGTGCGCTATCGCGCTGATGTCAATGACGACTATGTGAGCCAGTTCAACGCTCTTGTCAATAAGAGCATCAACGAGCTTACCGACATGGATAAGCAGATTAGCCTCGACAATTACGAGATTGTCTACGATGGCATCAAGAATTTCAGTTGCGAACTTCCTGCAACATGGTGTCAGACGGTAATCAGCGGCGCACATCGCCCTGCCGAACTAACCCCGGACGAATGTCGCGCTATACAGGCCAACGTGATGGCCGGCCTCGTCAATCGCTTCAAGGAGCAATTTCCTTTTGAGGTGCAAAGCACACGTGATGATATTCTCGACCGTATGCCCTCGAAGAAAAAGGAGCTTGAACGCATCGCCAAAGCTTCAGCCGAGGAAGTTGCAAGGATTAAGGCTGAAATGGAAGCAAAGGAACGCGCTGAGGCCGCTCGTAAGGAAAAAGAACGCGCTGAGCGAGAGAAACAGGAAGCCGCTGCAAAGCAGCTTGCCGCAAAGAAACAGGAAATGGACGGTCTTTTCGGCGCACAGGTCGCTACACCTGTGGCATATCAGCCTAAGACACAGGTTAAGAAAAAGGTGGTCATCAATTCTGCCGAGGACATCATGAAGATTGTCGCTTTTTGGTGGTCGCAGGAGGGCTGCACAAAGACCTTAGAGGAGTTGTGCAAGGAGTTCAAGAAGCAAATCACCTTTGCCAATACCGCCGCAAACTCCAAAGCTATGTTCATCGCTGATGTCCAATACGAGGACGAGGTTAAAGCCAAGTAATAATGAGCCACAATCCGGACGCATATTACAGCCGTACTGAGGTCAGCAACTCTGACCTCACGGCTCTAAAGAACCTCTTACACCCGGTGCCTATGCCGCCGGGTGTAAAGGAGGCCGCGTTTCGCTTCGGCAATCTCGTGGACGCAATAATCACCGAGCCGGAGCGAGTGAACTACTACCAACTGACGGTAGACGATGAGCAATACACCGATGATGAGTTTCGCCATGCAAAGGAAATGTATCGCTCCCTGCGCATGACTGCCCGCCATGACCCCTTTCTCGCAAAGGTGTTGGCCGAGGCTGAAACACAGCGCTTCATGGTCAATCAAGCACAGCAGTTTGAGTATGGTGGCTTCCCTTTCACGCTCGATACGCGCTGTAAGTGGGATTGGTGGCTTGACCTCTACAAATTTGGTGGCGACCTCAAAACCTGTTCAGCCGCAACACAAAAGGAATTTGACGATGCAGTTGATTTCTTCGATTGGGACAGGAGCCGCGCATGGTACATGGACATCGCACATTCCGACTGCGATTTCATCTATGCCATCAGCAAAAAGAACTGCAACGTATTTACAACACGCATACGCAGGGACGACCCGGTGTATCTCCGTGGCAGAGATAAGTATCTTGAATTAGCATTTCAATATTGGTGCCTCGCATTATGAATAAAGTAAAAGTTATAGTTCAGTTCTCTGGAGGAAAGGACTCACAAGCCTGTCTAATAAAAGCTTGTGAAGACTTCGGGGCTAATAACGTCACGGCTGTTTTCTGTGATACCGGGTGGGAGCATGAGCAAACATATTCTCATGTAAAGGAGGTAGCATCTAAACTTGGTGTCGACCTTATAATACTCAAAAATGAGTCTGTTGATGGTATGTACGGATTGTGCAAAAGAATGAAATGGTTTCCTGATGCAAAAAACCGTATGTGTACGGTACAACTGAAAATATGGCCGATGATAGATTGGATACTTAAGCAAGAAAACCACCTCATAATCATCCAAGGAATACGTGCAAAAGAAAGCGCGGAGAGGGCCAAATTCGATGTAGAATGTTCTTATTTTAAGGACTATTTTGACGATAACTTCAAAAAAAGATTATATCGTAAGCGTGACGTTAAGGAATGGTGCAAAAGTCATGATGCATCGGTATTACGTCCAATATTTTCATGGTCAGCACAACAAGTAATTGATTACATATTATCTCATGGGCAACGTCCTAATCCACTTTACGAACGAGGTGCGTCAAGAGTTGGTTGCTTTCCATGCATTTTGCAAGACTGAATGAGATTAAGATAGTCGCTCGCGATGAACAATATAAGCAACGAGTTATAGACCTTGAAAACGAAGTAAACTCAGAACGCAATAATGGAAGTGAAGCTTCATTCTTCTGCAAGGGCAAAATCCCGGAAAGGTTCTGCAATCAACACGAAAACGGAAGTCCATCTTTTGTAGAAATATCAGATTATGTACTTCGGAATGAAAACCAACCGACACTATGGGACGATACTGAGCCAATAATGTCTTGTGTGTCCTTGTATCATGGACTGTGTGAATAATAACAATATGAAAGAGTTAAAACATAACCTCCGAGTAGAGCCATACGAGTACCAACGTGAGGGTATTCTGTTCGGCCTCGAACGTCACCGCCTGTTAATTGGTGACGAGCCGGGGCTTGGTAAGACGTTGCAGTCTATCGGCATTGTCGATACTGCCTCAGCTTACCCCTGTTTGGTAATCTGCCCCTCCTCGCTGAAAATAAATTGGCAGCGTGAGTTTGAGAAGTTCACCGACAAAAAGGCTGTTGTGCTTGATAACGCAACTCGCACATCGTGGCCGTATCTGCTCGGCATGGGTATGTTCCATGTTGCCATCGTCAATTATGAGAGTCTGAAAAAGTTCTTTGTGTGGGACATCAAGGGCGGCAAAACATTCACGCTCAAAGATGTTGTATTCAACCGCGACATCAACATCTTCAAGTCAGTTATCATGGACGAGTCGCACAGGCTTAAAGACCCCACGGCTCAGCAAACAATGTTCACTCGTGGCATTGTCGAGGGTAAGGAGTGGCGCATATTGCTCTCCGGCACCCCGGTTGTCAATCACGCGCAAGACCTCGTTGCACAACTCGCCATCATGGGGCGACTGCTCTCTGACTTCGGTGGCCGTGGCAAATTCCTTGCCGACTACGGAGAGAATGAAAATCTATCCGAGTTGTCCGACAAACTGTATGATACCTGTATGATACGGCGAGAGAAAGCAAAGGTGCTGACGCAGCTCCCCGACAAAACGCGAACCGACCTCTACGTTGAAATATCCAACCGCGATGAATACGACCTCGCTGCCGCCGACCTCGCCGCTTACCTGCGCGAATATACCGAATGTACTGACCGCGAAATCCGGCGCAAAATGCGCATGGAGGCTTTGGTAAAGTTCATGACGCTTCGCTCCCTCGCCTCAAAAGGCAAGGTGAAACAGGCAACCGACTTTATCCGCAACTACCTTGCCAACGGCAAACCTCTCATCGTGTTCTGCTCACTCAAAGAGATTGTCAAGGCTTTGCAAAAGCAATTCCCCGATGCCGTCCGTGTCACCGGCGATGATAGCCTTGCCGAGAAACAGGCCGCTGTCGATGCTTTTCAGAACGGCGAAGCTCAGTTAATAATCTGCTCCATTAAAGCTGCCGGTGTTGGTCTGACACTCACAGCGTCCTCCAATGTGGCCTTTGTGGAATTTCCGTGGACGTATGCCGACTGCTGTCAGTGCGAAGACCGCGCCCACCGCATCGGCCAAAAGAATAACGTGACCTGCTATTACCTCATTGGCCGTAGCACTATTGACCCGGTTCTCTACAATATCATTCACAAAAAGCGGAGCATTGCCAATCAGATAATGGCCTCCGATGATGATATACCGACCGACAAAATGTATTTCGATGAACTTGTAAACTCTTTCCTCGACTATGGTTGAAATCAGCAATTCAGATATTGAGCGCATAATGTCCTGCCTCGATATTGCCATAGAACATTACAAGTCGTTGAATGGTCTGCGCAACAGCACTCACGCTTGGGCAATAGGCCAACTTAAAGATAAAATAAATCGAAAACTTAAAAAACAACATTCAAAATCAGCTAATCATGACAAAGAATGACATCGCAGTTGAACTCTGCAAGCGTATTCCCGACCTGCCGAAATCTACGGCTCTCCATGTCGTAGACGGTGTGACGGACATTCTCTCGGACGCTTTCGACCGTGGCGAAAACGTCTATCTCCGTGGCTTCGGCACGATGGAAGTCAAAACCACAAAGGAGAAAAAGGCTCGTAACATCAACGCAGGTACTACGGTTGTAGTTCCGGCACAGCGCATCGTGAAATTCAAACTCAGTAATCAACTCAAAAATCGCATGAACAATGGCACAGTGGATTGAAGTAAAAGTCCGTTACGAGAAGCTGACGGAAACAGGCAAGTCCGTAAAGGTAACCGACCCCTATCTCGTTGATGCGCTCTCCTGCACAGAGGCTGAGGCTCGTGTCGTTGAGGAGATAACTCCATTCTGCAACGACTTCAACGTTCTCAATGTCGGCAAAACCAAAATCTCTGAAATCTTTTGGAGCGAGGGCGGCGACAAGTTCTATAAGGTCAAGGTCAATTTCATAACCATAGACGAGAAAACAGCGGCAGAAAAAAGGAGTGCCTCTTATATCCTCGTGCAAGCCTCCAACTTTGCTGAAGCTCTCGCCAACTTCAACGAAGGTATGCGAGGAACACTGGCCGACTATGAGATTGAGGGTATCAACGAAACAAAGATTGTTGATGTCTACAAGTACAAAGTCCCGGAGGAGGCACAGAACACCGCTGAGGAAGTGGCCGAAAAGGTGGCCGCTGACAAAGGTGTGCAACGCGCTGCAAGGAATTTCCGCAATGCGGTGCCGGATGGTACAAAGGTATCAATGTCGGTTCACGGTGCCGACGGCACGGTTATCCCGGAAACAGTCATTGTCGATAAATCCAAACCAAAGGACGATGACGATTGACGAATTTAAGGCATTGCGCGTTGCACCGGTCACAAAAAAACGCAACAAGTATGGTGCAAAGAAGTCCGGCGGCTACGACTCCAAAAAGGAACATAGCAGAGCCAACGAACTGAAGCTGATGCAACGCGCCGGCCTTATCTCTAATCTCCGTGAGCAAGTAAAGTATGTGCTTATCCCTGCGCAACGCGACACTGCCGGCAATCTCTTGGAAAGGGAGTGTGCCTATTATGCCGATTTTGTCTACAGCAAAGACGGTAAGACCGTTGTCGAGGATACAAAGGGAGTCCGCACAAAAGAGTATAAAATCAAACGAAAATTGATGCTCCATGTCCACGGAATATCAATCGTAGAAATTTAATCAATACGGCTATGGCACGAATAGCAAAATCGGGGCTTGAGTATTTCCCTTTTGATATAGACTTCTTTCAAGACATACGCATTCGCAAGTTAATCAAGCGTCAAGGTGGTAAAGCTGTTACAGTATATGCTCTCCTGCTCTGTCTTATCTACAAGAATGGGTACTTCATGCAGTGGGACGATGAGTTGCCTTTCATTGGCTCGGAAATGTCGGGCTTTGAGGAGGCTTATGTATTGGAGGTTATTAAAACCTGCCTGACGTTGGGGTTATTCGATAAAAATATGTATGACACGGAACAGGTCTTAACATCTAAGGGTATTCAAGTGCGCTATTGCAATATTCAGCGCCTCAACAAACGTATGAGCCGGATTGATAAATACTCTTTGTTGGACGAGCCTCAGCAAAGGACTACAGCAAGCAAACCTAAAACGAAACAGCCAAAAGCGGCGAAGCCGGTCACACCACAGGCACCTGCGCAGGTTACACCCGTGCCTCCGGCTCCGACCAAAACAAATAATACGGAGTGGCTTCATGAGTTTTTTGCCAATGGGCAGAGTGAAAACTTACAAATGCTTTGCAAGAACTTCGGATTAGGTTATGGCGAGATAGGTATATTGCGCTCATTGGCAGAGGCTGTCGTAGCTGAATGGGAGCTGTCAAAAACTCAACATAGAGATTACAGCGATTGGTCGCGTCACCTTATATCGGCCATGAGGATTAAAAACCGCGACACAGTATCAAATACAAATAACCAACCCTCAACACCTGCTCCGACTGATTACACATTTGGCGGTGGGTTTGGAGGCCAAGACGTTTGATTATGTTACAGAAGATTGGAGATAGTTTGCCGGATTGGATAACGCAACAAAACGCATATCGTCAAGAACGAGAGGAGCGTGAGTTGCAAGCCAAGATGGAGCAAGACCACGCCCGCCGTATGGCCGCTGAGCCTAAAACCGAGGAGGAGCGCCAACGCGCCGAACTCGCACGGATTGGTGTGTCGGCTGTTGATAACGTGATTAGACGTGTCATGAATGATGTGCGAAAAGCAGAACAGAAACGGCAGCTTCTTGAAATCCCGGAGGTGTATAAAGCCCACTCTCGTCTGCTTTTGCAGATAGCAAACAAGGTTCTTGCTTACCAACATCGTGAGTTTGTGATTGATGATAACAACCGTGACGTACTGCGCTTTCTCCTGCTGTATTTCAACAATTGTCCTTTGGCTGAGGAGGTCTTTCCGGGTCGTGGGTACAAGTTGCACAAACACATTATGCTTCACGGCAATGTCGGCACCGGCAAAACCCTGTTGATGGAGATATTCTCTGAATACCTGCGCTACACCGAAAACCCGAACTTCTTCCACAACCTATCGGTCACGCAAATGATAAACTACTATACTTTGCACAACAACCTCGACCGATACACATTCAATGAGGAGGAAAACAAGGGCTTCCAATGTAAGCCGGTTAATATCTGCCTCAACGACATCGGGGTTCAGACTACCACCTTTTACGGCATGGATACAAAGGTGCTGACCGATGAATTTCTCCATGCACGAAATGAAATTTGGTCGCAGTTCCACCTCAAGGCACACGTCACTACCAATCTTTCTATTGAGCAGCTCAAAGAAAAGTATAAGGACGGCTTCGGGCGACTGATTGACCGCTTCAAAACATACAACGTAATACCCATCGGTGGCAAAAGCCGAAGATAAAATAATAGTAAAATATGAATGACGAAACTCTGAACACCGCTATCGACATCAAAAAGCAGATAGCGTATGTAGAAAAAATCTTAGCAAATATTGAGAGAGGCAAATTTGTCGAAATCATGTTTGCCAATGCCGGATGTTGCTGCGCATCCTCATGCTGTGAACTACTCACTGACGAGGAAGTAGACAGGTATAGAAAGGATATTGCAGAAGCTGTCCGCATCAAGGCACAGGCTCGGCTCGAAGCTCTCCAAACTGAATACAACAACCTCTAAAATAATATCAACAATGACAGCAATTACAACTATCGCCATCATATTGGCACTCTTTCTCGGTGCGGCTATCGTAATAGCCATGCGCAAACACTATGCCGCAGAACATCTGCGCTTAAAGGTCAAGAGCCTCAACGCAAAAATACAGGGCTATCGTGGCTCTGCTAACGATTGCTTTGCACTATACAGCGTTAAGCGCATCGACAATGTAGAATGTAAGTATCACGGCTATTGGGCTGTGTGTCGCTCCTCTATCTGTGAGGGTGGCCTTTATCAAACCTGCATCAAGGTGTTCACTGATGAAGATGATGACTTCAATAAACGTGAGGCCGAGGAGCTGAGTGAAATGCTTAACTCAAAATAAATACGGCATGGACAGCAAAATGACTCCCGAATACAAGGTTATCAGTGAACAGGTTGAGAAAATTATAAAAGGGTCTAATCTTCCCGAAGTGCAGAAATATTCGCTGTTGGCCGGTTGCATGACTAAGGTCGCCCATGAATATAACGGTACTAATTTCGAGGCTATAAAAGTAAAGCTCGCTCTCGTTAGCAAGACTATGTTGAACGCGGTGGAGAAAGCAGAACAAATCTTCGGTAAATTCAAAAAATAACATTATGCAAAAGAAAAAATGTGAAATCTGTGGGGAAATGGTTCCCCAATGCGATATGTCAAAATCCTACAAACACCGCTGTAAAAAGTGTGTGGCCGACATGACACGTGCCAATCGCCATGCCGAAAAGCAGAAACAGGAAGTTCACGACAACGAGCCTCACACTCTCGACCCTGCCACACCTTACGGTAAGCCGGTATGTACCGAAGTCCCGAAGATGAACGACAAGGAGTTTGACGAAATCATTCAGCTTGCCATTCAGACCTATGGCAAAGAGGCACAAACTCGAATGTTGTTCGAGGAAATGGCCGAACTTCAGAACGCACTATGCAAACTATCTCGTGGCCGTGGTACTGTCAGCGATGTTTGCGAGGAGATTGCAGATGTAATGATTATGTGCTTCCAAATGGCACAAATCTATGGCCCAAAAAGTGTAGAACAAATGGCGAACTTCAAGATGCACCGATTGAAAGAACGACTTAACCATATTGAGAAATGAGTGTGCATAAACCAATCCTTAACGCTTGCTGTGGTGGCAAGATGTTCTACTTCGACAAGAACGACCCTCGTGTTCTGTTCCAAGACATTCGCGAGGTTAAAACAACCCTTTGCGATGGACGGAAGTTTGAAGTCAAACCCGATGTGCAAGCCGACTTCACGAGTATGCCATATCCCGACAATCATTTCAGAATGGTAGTATTTGACCCTCCGCATCTATTACGGAATGTCGGTAAGTCCAAAATGGCAGATATGTACGGAAGCCTCAATGAGAAAGCGCAGCCAACAGGTTATCAGCATATCAAGTATGGCGCACTTTATTCTGATTGGCGAGATATGTTAAGAAGAGGCTTTGCAGAATGTTTCCGAGTGCTTATGCCCGGAGGTTTCCTAATCTTCAAATGGAATGAAACCGATATTAGGGTGTCCGAAGTGTTGAAACTTACCGACCAAAAGCCAATCTTCGGGCATATATCCGGCAAACGAGCAAACACCCATTGGATTTGCTTTATGAAAGGGATATAACGATGAAGCAACTATTATACATCGACCTATTCTGCGGTGCCGGCGGTACATCTACAGGTGTCAATAGCGCACGACTGCATGATGAGCCGTGTGCAGATGTAATCGCTTGTGTCAATCATGATGCAAAGGCGATAGCCTCTCATGCGGCCAATCACCCCAACGCATTGCATTTCACGGAGGACATACGCACGTTGGAGTTATCTCCTCTGATTTCTCACATTGCAGAGTGTCGTAAAGACAACCAGGAGGCTCTTATCGTTCTGTGGGCTTCCCTCGAATGTACTAACTTCAGTAAAGCGAAAGGAGGCCAACCACGCGATGCAGACAGCCGCACACTTGCTGAGCATCTTTTTCGCTACATTGAGGCAATCGACCCCGATTATATTCAGATTGAAAATGTCGAGGAGTTTATGTCTTGGGGGTCTCTTGACGAAAATGGCCGTCCGTTGTCAAAAGACCGTGGCCGGTGCTATGTTCGGTGGATTAACAAGGTGAAACGGTATGGATACAATTACGAATACCGCATAATGAATGCCGCCGACTATGGTGCATACACTTCTCGCAAACGCTTCTTCGGGATTTTCGCAAAGTATGGTTTGCCGATAGTGTTCCCCGAACCTACGCATAGCAAAACCGGCGAGGCCGGACTGTTCAACGATACTCAGAAGTGGAAGCCTGTGCGTGATGTTCTTGACTTTGAAGATGAGGGCAAATCAATCTTTTCTCGCGAAAAGCCTCTGTCTGAAAAGACACTTGAGCGTATCTATGCTGGACTTATAAAGTTCGTGGCCGGTGGAAAATCCGCTTTCATGGTAAAGTACAACAGCGTTAATCAGAAAACAGGAAAATATGTGCCTCCCTCTCTTGATAGTCCATGCCCCACGGTAGCAACGCAAGGCCGTCTTGCACTTGCTTCGGTAGCTTTCTTGTCTAAACAGTTTGGAGGTGCGCCGGAGGGTAAGAACATATCTGTAGAAGAACCTGCAGGTACTATTACGACAATAGACCATCACGCATTTGTATCCGTTCATTATGGTAATGGGTTTAATACTTCATGCGATGCTCCTGCGGCAACACTCACAGCAAAGGATAAAATGGCACTTGTACAAGCCGAAAGATTTGTCGTTAATTATCGCTTCAACAATACGGGGCACTCCATTGAAGAACCAGCACCTACTATTTGCACAGTTGGGCAGATTGGTGTTGCTTCTTGTAAGTTCATTGCAAACGAGTATTCCGGCGGAGGTCAACTATCAAGCATTGAACAACCGAACCCAGCTGTATTAACCAATCCGAAGCAGAAACTTATTACGGTTAAGCAACATTATCTGATGAACCCTCAATTTACATCACCCGGCGGTTCTGTGGACTCTCCATGTTTCACACTTATTGCTAAGATGGACAAACGTCCGCCGTATCTTATAGCGACCGAAACAGGTGATATTATGATTGAAATTTTGGATACAGATAGTCCTATTGCAATGAAAATAAAAGAGTTTATGGTAATGTATGGAATAATCGACATCAAGATGAGAATGTTGAAGATACCCGAACTCAAAAAAATAATGGGCTTCCCTGAAGATTATGTGCTTATCGGTACACAGGCAGACCAAAAGAAATTCATCGGAAATGCTGTAGAGGTAACAATCGCTCGTGCATGGTGTGAGGCTCTATGCTGTGAATTAGAAAAACATCTTAAAAAAGAAATAGTATAAAATTAACAAACGAGTATTCTTTGAAAACTCTCCCACAACTTAAAGTGGGCACCTTAATCATTAAAACTAATTTTGCCAATGATGAAAAGTATATTGCCCAACTCGCGTAAGCACGACATATCATTCCATGCCTCCGGCAAGATTGATATATCAGCACATATCGCCAAGAAGCTGTCACTTGCTCCCGGTGATGTGATTGACATCGCGCAGGGGTGTGGCGAAATGTATCTATATGTTAAACTCCGCTCCGGCAATTATGCCGGCCGGCACGATGGTCGAGTGTGGGCGACTGCTAACGGTAAGGGAACATTCCGCACTTGCTCTAAGGCTTTGGCGACCGCCATGCTTGTGGCCGCAGGTGTCAATGATAGACTGCGCTGTCCGTGCGGTATGGAGATTGAACGTGACAACACCAAGTACATAACAATCATATACCGTTGCTCACTATGATTAAAGATATTAAATACAACGGCTACACATCTCAACCGTCCGACTACGAATGCTCGGACGGTCAGCTTGCAACATCGCTCAATCTCATCAGCGAGGACAGCCAATTGAAGCCACTTCTGCAACCGATACCAACATCTATTGGCCTGTCTGCTTCTCAAAAGGCTGTCTACATTCACGGAACATCGGCATACAAGCACTATATCCTTTTGGAAGGAAAAACGGTTAGTTGGCTCGACAACTCAACCTATGGAGATACGGCCTCAACACCAACTGTCCTACGCTCTTTCTCCGGGGTTGATATTTATCAGTTCAGCTCTATTGGTAATACCTTGCTCATTCTCTGTTCTGACGGTATGCACTATTTCCTTTGGAAAGGTGACACGTCCGGCTATTTGTATCTCGGCACCTCCATGCCCGAATGTTCACTTTCGTTTGGTTTGCAAGGTGAAATGAAACGAACAGACGAGTTTACCATAAACTACAGCATACACAAGAACAATATCTATTCTGAGTTTGACGATACTCAGAAAACCAATATCACCAATCAAGTCTTAGCCAAGATAAACAAATTCATTGCTGAGGAGTCTACACAGAAAGGCAAATTCATATATCCTTTCTTCGTAAGATATGCGTATCGCCTGTATGACGGTTCTCTGACCCGGCATTCAGCACCTATCCTTATGATATGTAGCTCCGAGAATACACCTCGTGTATTTTGGTTCAATCTTCATGGCAAAGACGACACATATACAAGTGCTGTTCTTCGTGTCGTTGCTCCTGTGCATACTCTCGACTACGCGCTTAAATCTGACTTAAACTCGCTTAAAAATTGGAGCGACATTATTAAGTCGGTGGATATATTCATTTCCAAACCTATCTATACATATGACCAAAACGGACAATGCGAAAAGTTTATCAATGGCGGTGAGGACTTATCGAGCTTCAGCGTCTGCAAGCACACAAACCAAGCTGCAAGCACGACAACATACCCTCTGCGCTATCAGAAAAACAACTTTGGCAAACTCTATGCATTTACTTTTACCCCTAATAATCTTTCTTTGCGACCCGGAGGCGTGTTGGTGACTCCCAAACGTAGTGCAGACGCAGTTAAGGAAGATATACGCAGTTGTTCGCAATTCTATTTCCTGCATAGCATACGTGTTGAGGAACTTAAAACAGGACGTACCATTATACCGGTTAAGGAGGACTATCTACAATCGCTTGTAACTCGTGAGGTAATGACTGACGATTACGACAGCCACGATAAAATAATACCGCATCAAGCGTTTGCCTACAACTCTCGCCTTAATCTCTCAGGTGTAAAAAAGCAGTTGTTTCAAGGTTTCGATGGTTTTTCTTTATTCAATTATTCGGACGGATATGTTGCTCATTGGTCCGATGCGCCACAAACAACTATTGATAGAACTGTCGGTGTATTGGTGGCCGTCTACATCAAGCAAGACGGCAAGGACATCATTGTATATGGCACTTCCGGCTCTTGTGGGCATGAGGCTCCGTTACTGTTCTTTTATTATCCGAATGTCAATGCGTATAAGGCGGTGATTATCCGTACAGATTATTTCGATATGGCGCACCTTGTTGTCCCGTTGGAGCCTCACGGCTTTCTCAATGGCTCGTTCTACTTCGGAGGTTGGGACGAACCTGCCGGAGTTTCACAAGGTAGACCGCCGCAATCATCAATTGCAGACCGCACTATTGATGTGTTCAATAAGGTCTATACGTCCGAGGTGAATAATCCGTATATCTTCCCGTTGCTCGGCATAAATACCGTGGGCACCGGGCGCATTATGGCAATATCGACAGCGGCCAAAGCTCTCTCTGAGGGTCAGTTCGGACAATTCCCACTATACGCCTTTACTGATGAAGGCGTTTGGGCTTTGGAAGTATCATCTACCGGATCATATTCCGCTCGACAGCCTATTACGCGCGATGTTATTCTTGAAAATACTGAGCCTCTACAAATGGATAGTGCGGTTCTCTTTGCAACCGACCGAGGCATTATGCTTATATCCGGCTCACAGACTCAATGTATAACCGATGTAATCAATGCGGAGGAACCGTTCAACGTCCTGCAACTTCCCGGCATGGATAAATTACACTCCATGCTTGGCCATGATGCAGACACTTGTCTGCCGACTGCTCCGTTCTTGGATTTTATTTCCGAATGTGGTATGCTCTATGACTATGTGCATCAACGTGTGATTGTCTATAATCCCAATTACACTTACGCATACGTCTACTCTCTAAAATCAAAGGAATGGGGCATGATGTATTCCACCATTGAGGCCGGTATCAATTCTTACCCGGAGGCATTGGCTGTAGACCATAATGGGGCGCTGTTGAATTTCTCGGCCATGCAAGGAGTGGAAACAAAAGGTTTGCTCGTTACTCGTCCGCTCAAACTCGAAACACCCGACATTCTCAAAACAATGGACACGGTAATTCAGCGAGGACACTTTCAGAAAGGCAATGTGCAAGCCGTCCTCTATGGCTCTCGCGACCTCTACAATTGGCACTTGGTATGGTCGAGCAAAGACCATTACTTGCGCGGCTTCCATGGCACACCTTACAAGTATTTCCGTATCGCGTGTGTCACTTCGCTGTCAGCAACAGAGAGCCTGTTCGGAGCCTCGTTGCAGTTTACTCCACGTCAGACCAATCAACCAAGATAACATAGGTTTTAGTTTTAGGTAGAAAAGATTGTTATTAACAAGAGAGCCGGGGCGCGTGATGCGTCTCGGCTCTCGTCCTTGTCGGGATAGTTCCAGGTTGCCCCGGCAAGTAATACGTTAGAATGGGTGCGAGGGTCGCCTCAGCACTCCTGTACGGCTGTTCTTGATGCTGTTGATTTCCTCCTGCGCCTCCAACGCTTTTTCAAGCCAGTTACGCGCGGCTTCGGGGTGCGTGATGCTCAACCAATCATATATCACACGAGTTACCATAAACTCATGGATTAGTTTGTTGAGCAGGTGCAGGGTGGTTCGTGACATCGTGGCCGGCACTTTCATGACGATTTGGTAATCTTCGGGTGTCCACATTCGGTCACAAATAACTTCGTCGTCAATCGGCTCCTGCTTTGTGTAGGGATAAAGCATTTCAACGGCTGCGGCATGAACGACCCCTAAAATGCGGTTCACCCTATCGACATTGCCCTCCTCGCCGATTTCAACGAGGGTGTGCTGTGCGTGTTGGTTTTCCTCGCCCCACACATGCCCCTCGATATAGGCATAGTTCTTTATGTCGTAAAGCAACTGCGCACGATGAAACACCAACGTCACATTCTTTGTGGCCTTGCTGTCCCCGGCATCTGAATTATAGCAGTCCTCGCTGCAACCGATATGATACATGGCTTAATCGTTATAAGTGGGACGTGTCGGCCTTTCGCGCTTGTACAGGGCTTGCTTGGCTCGGTCGAGTGCATCGGTGGCAAGGTTGGAGTAGTTCTGCGCGTCATTCGGGGAGGTGATTACAAACCACTCCGAAAGAGTGCGGTCTACAATATACTCGTGGAGCATACCGCCAAGGCTGTCACATGCCGAGTTGTTGAAATTTGAGGGGAGCAAGAAAACAAGCTGTAGCTTTCCTCCGTCCTCGACCGTCTTGTTTATGCGGTTATTGGAGGTAGAACCGTCCTCATGCAAATACTCTCCGAGTTCCACTTTCAGATGGGAGAAAGCATTGCTGATGGCACGGAGTATCTGATAAGCGTGTTCATCGTCCTCACTCGCTTGCATATACGCAGTGGCACGGTAGTCCTTGCCTTCTGCGTTTCGCGCTTGGCCTGTAAGATGCGACTTGTTCATCACGTCAAACTTGATTTCTTTCGACTCAAGCGTTACTGTAATGGTCTTTTTCTGTTCCATTGTGATGTATTATTTATTAGTTTAATCATCGTAGGTGGGACGTGTCGGCTTTTTCTTATACACGGCCTTGCGGTGAATATCGTCAAGGAGAGTGCTTGCTTTGTCAGCATAATCACCGGCTTCTCCTTTGTTTGTGTAGACGTACCACTTGGCTACTATGCTCTGCACGAAATAACTGAACAGGCTGAGTCGCATACTCGGCAACAGAGCCTCGTCAAAGGATTTAGACACATCAAGCCTCAATTCGTAATGCTGCCTTTGCAAAATGGGAGGAAGTGCGGCAGAATTGGGTGCTATGGGGTCTACAGGGAGAACAGGGTCTACAGGTGGTGTGACGATAGTATCACGCACCATTCCCTCAAAAGTGACAAGGCCGATAAGTTCTTGGCAGATGTCCGCTCGGCTTTCCTCCCAAAATCTTTCAAGGTGGTTCTCATCCTCATCAACAGTAGATATGCGGTGCAGAGCATTTTCGTCATTGTCCATCTTGCCGCCGGTGTAGGCGGTGGTGACTGCAATCTCCTGCATCACATCTTCCTTATTGATTGATAGTGTTATCTCCATGTCAAAAACTGATTATTGAATAAGTTACTCCGACACCTATATACGGCTGAAAGCCCTTTGCCCCATAGCCATAACCGGCTGTTATTCCTATGTGCCAACGCTTGGGAGGCTTCCATTCTCGTTTGGTGATAATTGTTGTTGGTGCAAATACTCTGATGCTGTCGAGCCGTGGGTCTACCGGGCCGCTCACCCATGCTTCATAAGTGCTGTCGGCATAGTGTCGTTGTGTTATCGGGAGTTCCACGATTGCGCTGTCTTGGCTACATCGGGGTTCGCCTCCGGCGCCGACGCCATAAACGGTAGAGTGAATTATGCTGTCCTCACAAATACTGTCCTTGTCGTCACGTTGTCGAGGTTCGCCTCCTACACCTCCACCGAGGAAACGATATGTCGGTAGAGTATAACGGTGTGTGCCTAACGCCAACTCCGACTGCGGCATCGGTGCGTAGTACGGAATGGTGTCCACGGTCGTTTCCTTTGTTTCCGTCACGGTGCCGGGCGGCTTCTCCGTGCGGTCTTTGCCGATGATGAACCCGGCAAGGAATGCTGTCAGTCCTGCAAGTGCTAACAGGATATAGTGTTTCGTTTTCATGACTTGTTGATGTTAGAGTTTGAGGCCGTCTGCTGTGGGTTCAATGGTAGAACCTGTAGAGGGGTCTTTACTTGACGGATAAGGGTTGTCACAGTTCAGACGTTTCAAATCCATGCCGAGCCACATTACACCCTCTTGGAGTTTGGTAATGGCAAGGCTGCGCTCACGAGAGGCAGGCAGTTCCTTAACTCTTTGGACAATCTCGTCAATGTCTTTACGCAGTTGTTTATTAGCAACTATTTCCGTTTCTCTGTTCATGATTTGATAGTGTTGATGTACTGAATGATTGAATTGACGTGCAGGGTTACTATCGCCTGTTTGCCCTCCTCGGAAAGCAGAAACTTCACCTCCTCCTCATTGTCTTGGAAAAGGTTCTCGGTCAGAACCGCCGGACAAATGGTGTCGCGTGTCATTGCGAGGGATTGAACCCAATATTTTTCGGGCGGCACACAACGGTTGCCCATAAGCCCCATGTCGGTGGCATTCTCCGTGAAGATTTGGGCAAGTCGTTTGGAGTTGGAAGATGCGTTCTTGCTGACCATGACGGAAAAGCCGGAAGCAGAATGCCATTGGCCGTCTGCCCCTGCCGCATTATTGTGTATTGACACAAGCACTACGTTCTTGGTGCCGAGTTTTTGCGCCCAACCATTGGCCTTGCGCACACGTTCTTTCAGAGGTGTATCGGTTTTCTCCGGCACAAGAAGTATAGTATCAATGCCGCGAAGCGTCAATTCCCTGCTTACGCGCTGAGCAATCTCGCGGCAATAGACGTATTCTTTCAGACGATTGTCGGGACTATGCTTGCCGCCGGTGATGGGCGGGTCGCCATGTCCGTTGTCGAGTAATACTTTCATATTCTATGTGAGTTAATGATGCGCTGAGTCGTTATTACTTGCGCTCAATAGGTCAAATATCCTCTGAGCGTCTTTTTTGTCTACTGCCGCGATGATGTCATTGAGTATTTTAGGCACATCACTCATGTGACTCTTTCGCCGGTTCGCGTGTTCAAACATACTCTTCGCTTCAACGACAATAAGCCCGGCACCGAACAGCACGGCCACAAAGGGCATGATGTAGAACGAAAAGAATATACCGAGGCAGTCCACGAGAAAGCCAATCATGATAAATCGCCAATACTCACTCATCTTGGCAATGGTAACTCTCAACTTGTGGGAGTGTACGCGCTGATGCGTCTTTTTCGCCGTGTGTACTCCGTCCCAAAGGTCGAGCATAATAGCTGCTATCACCAATATGCACACGGCAAGGAACACCCCAACGAACAGGTAGAGTTTGTTAAGTGGTACGATTGTTTCCATGTCTGTGTTGTGTTATGGTTTATTCGATGAGGTTGCTGGCGATGTCATGCCATGTGTAGTAGTTGGCAAGGAAAGCAAAGACGGCACCCACAAGGCAACCGACAATATCCCATGCCAAATCCCACACGCAGAAATGATTTCCTTTTATTGCTGTCCGATAAAACTCAAATAGCGCAATAAAGTATGGCTCGAACGCTGATTTTACGGTGTTCGAGTCTTCTTTTTTACTTTACAAG